AGCAGTCGAACTTCTTATAAACATATTATTTTTTCAGCAAAAGTTTTAAATCTTCATTTTCACAAACAAAATTAACTTTGACCGATTTAATATTTTCAATATTTGGTAAAGCGTAGAAAGTTTCAATTGTTTCACTATATCCAATCCATAAGTTATCTTGGTTCTCTGATAAATAAGCTCTTTGAACATTAACAGACTGATAAGATGCAATAAATTCTTTTTTATCTCCAAGGTCAAATTCAGCAATAGCAATAATTCGTCTACAATCTAAAATTTTAAATTGATAATTTGTATTTAGCCTAGAAAACTCTTCATAATCATTAAGCCATTTTTTTGAATAGGAGTATTTGCCAATAACGCTAATATAAAAAAGATCATCTTCTTTTCTAAGCGGTTTTATTGATTTTACCTTAAATTCAATAGCTTTATACAAACTATCTAATGCCATACCAGATTTTTTTTCATTCTCAATATTTTGAAAAGAATCAACTAATTGGCTTGGATTAGTTTTAAATGAAGAACTATCAATTGAGTTATCCCTTCTGGCTATAACATTTGCCTCAATTGTTATGCTTGTTTCATTTTCATTAATAACTTTGTAATTTTCAACAACTCCAGTTGTAAATTGCTTTATTTCTTGCTGCATTGATCCATTAACTGATTTTTTAGAAGAATCAACCCAAGAACCAGCAACCATTTCAACCGCTTTTGTTTTTGCGTCTTCTAATGCAATTTTCTTATCTTTACCATAACCAGTTGCTTGTACAGTTTTGGCATTTGCAGAAAAAGAAAATAAAAGAAGAAATATTATAAACATTTTTAGTTAGATAAATTTATACTTAGATCTGAAACATTCTTATCCAAAAGTACGACCACTTTTGCGTAGTCTTGCTTAATTTCTCTTTCTACAACATAAGAGTATTTTATATTACCTTTTGCTTCTTGATAAATGGTCTCTAATACTTTTTGATTTAATTGTTTTTCTTGCAAAGAGGAGTTAAGACTAGATTCAGTTTTTCTATTTGAAGAAATTTCTGAATTTAAAAACTCAACAATATTTGCCTTTGCTCTTAATGTTGCAACATTCATTGCTTGTTCAATTCCGTCTTCATCTTTAACAAGAATTGCCGCAGAACCAGTTGATTTAATTGTTTGCCACTTCTTGCCTTTTAGAGTTATTTCAATTTTACCTGATTGCTCAATAATTTTAATAACTGACTCTTGTTTTGATGCACAAGAGACTAAAAGCGATAATAGTAATAGGATTATAATTTTTTTCATTTTTTTAATAATTCATTAAGTTGTTTTTCTAAATTGTCCCTGTCTTCTCGTAGATCCTTGATTTCTTCTAAAAGTTCTATAACCACATAGAAAACTTTTCTTAAATCATTTTTCTCGTAAAGCTTTATCCAATAAGTTTTACCATAACCAAGATAATCTTTAAAAAATGATTCTCTTGTAGGTTCTTTCATTTTTCCTTGCTCAACTAGATCAGAATAAAATTCTCTTATTCTAATTAAATATTGATATGTTTTTGAAGTTCCACGCATAAATAATTATTAACTTAAAGTTAATAGAGATTATTATTAATTGCTATTTAATAAGCAATAGCATTTATTCAAAATATTATTAACCATAATCACCACTATGGAATTAAGCTACAAGCAATTTACATTAGAAATAAAAGAACTCAAAGAAGATGGCTCTTTTGAAGGCTATGTTGCTGCCTTTAATAATATTGATTTTGGCAATGATATTTTAGATTCAAAAGCCTTTCAAGAAGAGGTTGTTGGAAAATATTACCCACTACTTGCTGACCACGATACTAAGAAGCCAATTGGTAAATTCCAAATAGAATTTGATAACTATGGTGTAAAATTCAAAAACGCTAAGTTTAACTTAATGCGTGATGAAAAAACTGGCAACTTCTTAGTTCCTTACGCTGCTGAAAAATATGCCAACCTTAAAAATGGTGATATTTCTGGTTTCTCAATGGGCTATATGACTAAATCAGATGATTGCAAGTTTAAAACAGTTGAAGGTAAAAGATGCAGGGCAATTAATAAAGCTCAATTAATGGAAGGATCAGTAGTTACCTTTCCAATGAATGACAAAGCAAGACTTACTGGAATCAAAACAGTTAATCCAACAACTAACTTTCCTTTCGCTGATAGAAATTATGAATGGGACTCTTCAAGTGCTGAAAAAAGAATAAGAGAATATACTGAAAGCGAAAATGAGCCTGCCGCTTCTTACAACAGATACTTTATGTATTTTGATAATGGTCGTTCAAAATTCTTCGATGCCTACAAATTACCTTTCATAGATATTATTGACGGCGAGCCTTATATTGTGCCAAGAGCTATTTTTGCTATTGCTGGAGTTTTAGAAGGAGCAAGAGAAGGCGTTAATATTCCCGAAGCTGATAAGGCTAAAATCAAAGAAATTATCAACAACATATATATTGCGATGGAAAAAGAGTTTAATGACCCTTCTTTAACAAGTCCTTTAAAAGGTAAAAGCCTTGATGAGGTTTCTTCTATTAAAGAAGTAGAGTCTATTTTGAAAGAAAGTGGCTTTTCTAATAAAGAGGCAAAAACACTTATTTCAAAAGTAAAAGAATTTTCTAATCAAGTTCAATGCGATGTTGAAGGCGATGAGACAATAGAGGCATTGCGAGATGCAACGCAAAATATAAAACTTAATACTTTATTAATTTCAATTCAAAACCAAACAATTTTTAAATAATACTTTATGGAACAAAAATTTTTAGAAGTGGTAAAAGGCTTAGAAGAAGCTGTAAAGACTAATAATGTAGAACTATCTACAAAAATTAGCACTTTTATGGAATCTCACGAAAAGAAAGCTTCAGTTTTAGCAAACGAAATTGCTGAAGAAAGAAAGGCTCGTGAAAATCTTGAAAAAGAATCTAAGGCTCGTGAAGCTATTTTATCAAGACCTAATATGGGTGGCAAATCAAATGATGTTGATGAATTAGAAGTTAAGACATTTTCTAATTCTTTACTTGCTTATGGCAAAAAAGAAGAAGTCACCTCTGAAAAACTTGCCGCTTATCAAAGTTCATTTGAAAAATTGCTAAGAAAATCAATGAATCTTAATTTTCTTGATAGCTCTGAAATCAAAACTTTGCAAGTAGGCGATGATTCTCAAGGTGGTTTTTTAGTTCGCCCTCAAATGGCAACTACTATTATTCAAAAATCATTTGAGACTTCACCAATTCGTGCATTAGCTACTTCAGTTAATATTTCTACTGATAGCTACGAACAAATTGTTGATTTTGATGATTTTGAAGCAGCTTATGTTGCAGAACTAGCAACAAAAAATGTAACCTCTAATACAACTTTTAGCAAAGTAAGAATTGAAGCAGAAGAAATTTATGCTAAACCTCTTATTTCTAATAAAATGTTGGAAGATAGCTCTATTAACATTGAATCTTATGTTATCGGAAAACTAGCTAACAAATTTGCTAGATCAGAAGCTACATCTTTTGTGTCTGGTAATGGTGTTGGACAAGCTAAAGGTTTGCTTTCTTACACTAATGGCACTGTTTATGGTAAAGTAGAGCAAGTTGAAACACAAAACTCACTTAATGTTACTAGTGATGATTTGTTAAATTTAGCTGGTAAATTGAAAGCAATTTATCACAATAACTCTGCTTGGTTGATGTCAAGAGTAACTTTCTTTTCAAAAATCTTAACACTCAAAACAGGAACTGGCGAATATATTATTGAGTCATTTAGAGATCCAAAGGAAGGTAAAATTGTTTATTCAATTTTAGGCTATCCTGTAGTTTTCTGTGATGACATGTTGCAAGCTAGTTTAACTACTGCCTTTGTTGCTGGTCAATTACCAATTATGTTCGGCGATATTAGAACTGCATACACTATTGTTGATAGATTAGGAGTTTCTATTCTTAGAGACCCTTATACTCAAGATGGTGCTGTTAAGTTTTCAGCTCGCAAGAGAAGTGGTGGCGGTGTTGTAAATACCGAAGCTTACAAAATATTAAAAATTAAAGCATAATTTAAAATGTCATCAAGAGAAATATTTAATTCAATTAAAATTGAAAATGTTGTTATTGCTCAAGTTTTAACAGCATCAGCTACGCCAACAGTAATTGATATGTCAGATGCTTCAAGCGTTGACTTCTTAGTTAATATGGGAAATTCAGCCGACACTTTAAGTGGAAGCGTTTTTTGGACAATTAAATTGCAAGATAGTTCAGATATCTCTACATTTGCAGATGTTACTGATTCTGAAAGTCTTTTGATTGCTATTAATGGCGTTAAGCAAGACGGGGCAACATCAATTGTTGTTGACGCTCCAACTGAAGATCAGAAAAACTTTGAGATTTCTTACAAAGTGCCTGGCAACAAGCAATACCTTAAATTGTTAATTAACGCAACAGGAACCCATACAAACGGAACTCCAGTGGCGGCAGTTGCTATTAAAGGAACTTTAAAAGTTTCTCCAGAAACTGACAAAGCTAACGCTTAGTTAAAAAAATTAAAGGAGGGTTAAAATCCTCCTTTAAAATTAAAATTAAAATTATATGAAAAAAGCAATTTTTCTAAATGATGTAAGCGGCTCTATAAATGGAATTACAGTTAAAGATTTTGTCAAAGATTCTATTTATAATGTTGATGGACTTCAGCTTAACGAGTTCTTGTTTAAGTCTTGGAAGAATAAAGGTATCGTTAAAGAATTTATAGAAGAAAAGATGTTATCAAAATTTGAAAACAAAGCTATTTTTTCTTCTCCTAAAAACAAAGAAGAAGAAATAACTTCTGAAATTGTTGAAGAAGTATCTGAAAACAAAGAAGAAGAAATTAAAATTAACAATAAAAAGAAAGGTAAAAAATAATGACAGCAAATGTATTAAATAGAATTGAGCAACCAGGCTCTGGCAACGATAATAAATATATTTTTGGTGGATCAGTTGAAACTGCAACTGGTCAATCACTTAAAGAAGTTTATTTGACTGTTGATATGACAAATATTTCTTCTGCTGCGGTAGTTTATTTACCATCTCCAGTTGCGGGAACTATTACCAAAATTACAACTATTATTAATGGAGCTATTGCAACAGCTAACGCCATTTTAACAGGTAGAATTGGATCAACTGCAATTACTAGTGGCGCAGTTACAATTCCGTTTTCTGGCTCTGCTGCTGGTCAAGTAAATTCTACAACTCCTACCGCTTTAAATACTGTTGTTGCAGGAAATAATATCAACTTTACTGCTAATAATGCCTCTACTAATACAGTTAGAGCAACTATTGTAGTCGAAATCACATTAAGCTAATGGCTACTAAAGACTTTCAACCAGTTATTAATTTTGATTTACAAGTTGTAATTGCTAACGGCGCAACAACATCTAATGCAGTGGATTTATTAGGTACTAGTCTTTTAGCCTTTGTTACCGATGCTGCATTAAATGGGACTGCTTTTACTTTTACAGTTTCTGACAATTTAGCTGGAACTTATGTGCCGCTAAAGAGAATGTCTGATGGGACAACTTTAACCGCTGTTGTTGCTGTATCTGGGCAATATGCAACAAACCCTGCTGACTTTGCTTCAGTTAGGTTTTTAAAGATTGTTTCTGGAACTGCTCAAAGTGGAGCGGCAACTACAATTAAATTAGTAAATAGAAGATTAGCGTAATGGCAAACAACACTAACTGGCTACCTTTCCAGCAACCACTTAACTATATTTTGGTAACTGGAGCTGGATCAACATTGCCAGTTAGTTTGTCTGATGTTAAAACTTGGTTGAAAGTACCCAGCACTATTACTGCTGATGATAATCTAATCACTGCCGTTATTAAATCTGGTGCCGCAACATTTGAAAAAATAACAGGCAGAGATTTAATCAACAAGACCTATAAAACTTACCTAGATTCTTTTCCTTGCGTTGATGGGCTTAATTATTATACAGGTGTAAGTTCCTTAGCTCCGAAATATAATGACAACGGAATTATTTTAAAAAAATCTAAGCTACAATCAATCACTTCAGTTCAATATTATCTTAACGGAGTTTTGACAACTTGGAGTTCCACTAATTATTATATTACAGACTTACCTGATTATTCTGCAATTTACTTAGTAGCTGACAAAGAATTTCCATCTGATATTGACATTAGAAAACAAGCAGTTGTAATTAACTTTGTTGCTGGTTATGGCTCTTCTGATGCAAGTGTGCCAGAAGATGCAAAACAAGCTCTTTTACAATTTATTACTTACCTTTATGAAAATAGAGGGGATTGTGCAAGTTCAAAAGATATGCAAGCAGCAATGGACTTATTCAGCCAATTTAAAATTATTGATTTCTAATATGATAAAAAGAAAAAGAATTTTATTAAGACCATTGTGGATGAATTTATTTTTTAAATATTTTGTATTGACTGGTAATAAATATTGTATAGTTCTAAAACCAACCCTTTTAATGAAAATGATTAGTAAAGATGGGAAGTTGTGCAAGAATTAAAATAAGACCAGCTAAAGCTTGTATAGGTGATATGAAAGCCTATGTTTCTATTTATAAGAAAACAAAGCAAGCTACAAGCACCACTGCCGTTGATCCAAATCTAAATCTTACTTTAGTTGTTGCAACTTGGGCTTTACAAAAAAGTGTAAGTGGTGAAGAGATATTTGATGGCGTAAATATGATTGGCAAAATTACTGACCATTTCTTTATTCGTTATGGTGCAATCACTGCCTCAAAAATCCATCTTTTAGAGTATGCTGGCAATAGATATGAAATTGTTGAAGTAATTCCTGATTACGAAGGAAGAAGCGAACTAACGCTTTTAAAATGCTCAATTAGAGGTGATGCGACTTTAACAAATACTAAAATATAATATGCCTAACATACTCAATCTTTTTAGAGAAAAATTCCAATTAAACAACGAATTATTTAGTGATATTTTATTTGTTAATAAAGCACCTTCTTTTTTTAAAGAAAAATATCAAAAAAACAATGATCTAATTTTTTTACTTTTTACAAAAAAAGGACATTATTCTTTTCACAAACAATGTAATTGTGCAGATAAAAATTGTTTAAATAATAATCAAATTATTTTTAAAGCAACAGAGCCTCCAACTAATTGGGAAGAAATGGGATTGCCTAATTTTAAAAAAGAATGGCATGAATGTTAAGTCTAAAATTCCAAAATCAATTTTTAATCTTGACAAGATAATTCAACAAGGAATTAGAAAGGGCTTGCAAAATAGCTCAATAGAAATTGCAGGTAGCGCAGGAACTACAACAGGCGGACTTATTAAAAATGAGATGAACAAGCCTAAAACAGGCAAAATTTACCCAATAATTGTAAAGAAAAGAAGAAGATATATAAATCATCAAGCCTCAAATAAAAGTGGATCAGAAAGCTCTGCAATCTTATCTGGAGAATTAGCAAGAAGCGTTAGAGGGAAAACACTTGGTACTAATAGATTAGAAATTTCTGCAAATACACCTTATGCGGCTATTCAAGAGAAAGGCGGTAGAAATGAAAGCGGAGCTTATATTGCCCCAAGAAACAACCTTATTCGCCCAATTACTTTAGCTCGCGGCAACATTATGAACAACATAAGACAAGCCATAAACTCTAAAATAAAATAGTTATTGTAAGTTATTTTTATTAACCATAAGTTAATACTCAATCTAAAATTGACAAAAAAATAACTACAACTTAAAAAATATGACTAAAATTTTTACAAAATCAATATACGAACAAGTTCTTTTGTTTGCAGGTACTTTACTTCCTAATGAAAAGATAATTGTTTCGTGGGAAGATTTCCTAAAAATAATTGAGTGTGACGGTTTATATGGCTATTCAATAGTGCATTATAACCAAAAAAGACCTTACATAGCAGGATTTGCGCTTGAAATTGAATCAATAAATAATTTTCCTAGAGTTGAATTAACAGAAAACAGAACTAACCGCAATTTTGAATTAAAAAATGTTTAAAAACTTTTTACCAAAAAAAATTTTACAATAGTCTATGCTAGTGTTTGCTGTGATTGGCTTTTAAGTTTAATGATAAGTAAGGATAAAATTAATAATAAACAAAGATATATCAATGATTCTTCTTATGGATCAAAGTTAATAGATCAAAACAAAAAAATAGTTAGTCTTTATGACCAAGACAATAATAAACATTTTTAATTAAAATGAAAACAGAGGAAATAGTAAACCAGCTTAAAGCAATATTACCAAGATATACTGGTGATTTTACAACCAATTTATCAGTTAGTTCTTTAACACAAACAGCAGGAGTTGCAACGGCTACAACAGCAACAGCTCACGGACTAGCAGTTGGAGAAAAAGTTTTAATTGTTGGGGCAAAAGTGCCTTTAACAATTACATCTTTAACAAGAGTTGGTAATTATGTTTTAGCAATTACATCGGGCAAGCACCCTTTAATTAGAGGCAATACAACAGTTGAAATAAGTGGAGCTAATCAATCTGACTACAATGGAACTAAAACGCTTTATACTGATAAAAACCATTTTTTATCTGCGCCTCTTATTGATATTGAAAGCATAACAATTAGCGGAACTACTGCAACAGTTACCACTAAGACAGCGCACGGATATGTTAATAATGCAAATGTTGAAGTACAAATTTTTGGTGCTAGTAATGAGAATTACAACAAAGTTACTACACTTAACAGCGTACCAACTAGCACAACTTTTACCTATACTGTTCATGGTGCAACACAAGATGCGGCTGCAAGCCCTGCCAGATCTTTACAATGCAAACAAATAATTAATGCTTACACTTTTATTTTTGAAGTAAGCGGTAATCCTGTAACCCCAGCAACTGGCACAATTACTCAGCTAACAACTTATAAAGATGGTTACAACGGATATAAAACTGTTGCATCTGTGCCGACCTCTACAACATTTACTTTTGCTTGCACTTCGACTTTAGGAACGCCAGCACAAGGCACTATTTCAGCAAGATTTGATCCTTGTATAACTGGAGTAAATAATTTTCAAGAAGCTGAGGCACTTTTTCAAAGCGAATCTGAAACAAATCAATCTAAAAAATGGATTATGGTTGTTATTGAAGATGGCTTACCGACAAAAAGCCAAACAAATAGTGGAGATGGAATAGGTAATAATTTAAATGGTTCTTTAATTAGAGGTCAACTTTATAGAAATGCAGTTTGTTATATTTTCCTTCCTTGTGGCTCTACTAATGATAGGTTATTATACAGTTCTATAAAAGATTTAGGATTTTCATATATGCCTTATATTTTTAGATCATTACTTGGATTTAAACCCTCTTTTCCTTTAGTAGAAGGAAAATATTCAAGTCTTTTATATAATGGTGATGGAGAATTTTTATTTAACCGAGCTTTTTTTGTTTATAGGTATATTTTCCAAGCTAACGCTTATTATAACCAAGGTGATGCAATTGAACCTGATGATGTATTCGCCTTTAGAACATTTGACTTTGATGTTTTAGATAATGAAGGTTTTGAAACTTCTGTAATGGAAATTGATGGCGATGTTGATGAGGAGTCTTAAAACACCGTAAACATTTTATCCCAATCAATAGAGTTGTTTTTAAACCAACTAAGAAATTGAGCGAGACAATCTGGGTCTTCATCATGAGAGCCATTTGGAAATTGCATTAAAGAATCTTCAAAATCAAATAACCAAGTTGCTTGTTTTGGAATATAAATATTTCCATTAGCCATTGCGCCAGTTGCATTGTAAAATCTAATTTCTTTTTTTATTCCCCCATGAGAAATTGGCACTATACCAAAACTACACTCTTTTGGCAGCTCTTGAATTAAAGATGAACCAGTGTTTGCATCTTCAATTAAAATAGAGTTTGCTGTTGGAAATTTAGAGGCAAACATTAGAAGATTTTTCTTTGTATCTTGATATATTGCCCTTTGATTATAACGATCAATAAGATAAACAGAAGTGCCTTTTACACCAAATTTGAGAAACCCAGAAGGGTCATTTATTTCTTTTACTTTTTGAGCTGTATCTGCACTGACATAAACAGAATCAAATTGCATATAAGGCAAGTTTTCAAGGTCGAATCTTTGAAACCAGTTCATATCGACCATGTTGCCACCTTCTGCAACTGGCTTTTGCATGTATTGCGTATAGAATACTTGCTTGCCATTCGCAATTCCTGTTTCAGTATCTACAGTTCGGTTTTTGAGTTCGTCAACTTTCTCTCTTGTAAATCTTGGCAATTCTGGGGCAAGCAAGTCTCCTTCGTTAATTTCTTTCTTAAAATCACCAAAATAAAAATACTGTTTTTTCTCAAACTCTACTGGCAAACATAAGTGAGTATATTCCTTACCTCTAGTTCTTAAAAGGAAGCCAGTTAAATCACTTACGCCAAGTCTTTGCTCTATTATTACAAAGCTATTTCTAACTACGCTTCCACGGCTTTCAAATGTATCTGCAA